TATCCTTTTAACGCCGAGGAAGCCTTCGTTAAGGCCGAGTGGAGATTTTTTGATATGGCTCATGTGTATCGAGCCAAAGGACGAAAGCACGTCGAGAACAGAGACGCGCCGTTGATTATCGGTATCGATCAGGGGCGGACCGGCGACGACACGGAAATCGCCCGACGGAGAGGAAAAGTAATTTATCCACTTGAAAAAATACCTTCCGACGATGGACAAGAAAGAGATATGCGCCTCGCCGGGCGGGTGGCAAAAATTATTGAACATGAAACTCCGGATATGGTTTTTATTGACACAACGAACGAACATGGCGCAGTTGACAGACTCCACGAATTGGGGTATCGTAAGATGGTTCGCGGAATCCATTTTGGGGAATCAGCGATTGAATTTAAGCAGTGGAGAAATAAAAGAGCCGAAATGCATGGGGAGTTTCGGGAATGGTTGCGAGACTCAGAAGTCAGTATTCCCGACGAGCAAGAATTGATTTCTGAGATAGGAGCGATCCCTGTTGAAAAAGAAACAAGTTCGTGCTTGAAATGTTTGGTGGATAAGGATAGTATAAAAGAGGATTTGGGTTGGAGCCCAAATAAACTGGATGCCGTTGTATTGACGTTCGCGTATCCGGTACGAAAAAAATCCGACAGTGGAATTCGAGAAGCTGGGACGAGAAAAGAAAACGGCCCGACGAAATGGGTGAGTAAACTCAAAACTTTACAGGGGGTGCGGCGATGAGTTGGTGGAGCAAAACATCTTTAGGTCGAGTTTTATCCGGGCGGTGGACAAAAGAGTGGAATGCTGAAATGTCCATGTTCCAGCCAAAAACGGAAGAAGCCCCCGCCGTAGACACAACATCGAAGGACACCGGGCGAATTGATACCGAGGCAGCCCAAGAAATCGTCAATAGAAGACTATCAAAAATTGGTCGGTATTATACTTCCCCGCTTGGAGTGTTATCGAGTGCCTCGACGGGAACCCAAAAACTTTTTTCATAGGGCTGGTAAATGGACATCGATAAGATTTTAAAAGAGCATTCTGCGGCACAAGCAAAAAAGGCGCCGCTCACTCCAATTTTTGAGTTACTTGCCAGATATATTCTTTTTCGAAAACAGGGTTTTACTTCCCCGCAAACAAATGCGGATTTTTATGTACATGGCGATGTTTATGATGACACAGCGGTAAGGGCCGCCAATACCGCAGTGTCGTCCATAATCGGGGCCCTCTGGAAAGGCGGTTCCCGCACGTTTAGGCTAAAACGACCCCCAAATATCCCCGAAACATCTGCAACAAAAACATACTATACCGAACTCAATCGTCGAGTACATCGCCAATTTGAACATGCGAACGCCGGATTTGTTGGGGCGTTTTATGAATATATGATGGAGGAAATGGTTTTTGGAACGGCGAGTTTTGGAGTATTTAAAAACGAGAAAAAACACCAAGATAACCTTCTTGAATTTAAAGCATGGAGTTTAAAAAATTGTTGTGTCCAAGAAAATTCGAATGGTTACGTCGACACAATATTTTATGAGTTTGAATATACCCCAGAACAAATGGTTCAGGAATATGGGTTCGAAGCGGTGTCGGAGGAAGTTAATAAATTAGCAGCAGAAGGGAACACGGATAAAAAAAGCAAAGTGTTGTGGTTGATCCGCCCGCGTAAAAATTTTGATCCTAACATCAAGAACCCACAAAATTTCCCGTATGAGTCTTTGCACATTGAAGTCGCTAAAAAATCACTTTTGAAAGAAAGTGGATTTATGGAATTCCCCATGCCGACTACGAGATTCTATAAAATTCTCGGGGAAGAATATGGGCGGTCGCCGGGTATGGAAGCGTTACCAAGTATTGTGGAGTTGAATGTTCTTTGGGAAACATTGACGAAAGCGATCGAGAAACATTTATTCCCTTCGCTTTATGTTCTCGACGACGGATCGTTTGGGAACGGGGTTATTGATTTATCCCCTAACGCCGTTAATGTTCTCGATATGTCGACGAGAATTACGTCAGGCGCACCGATTGGTGTGATTGGCGAGACGGGGGAATTAAACTCATCGCTCAAACTCGTCGAGGTTTTAGCCCAGCAAATTCTATCCCACTTTTTTGTCGATAGACTTTTGGATTTGAATAACCAAACCCGGATGACACTTGGAGAAGCGCAGATCCGAAATGAGATGCGTTCTGATTCAATGGGGGCAGTATATATTCGGCAATTTGATGAGTGTTTAACCCCAAACATTAACCGCGGTGTCCGTTTGCTTTTTGAAGAGGGAGAATTAGGGGTTATTCAAGGGTCGCCAAAGCATAAAGAATTAGTCGCACTAGGGAAAAGACCTTTAATCATACCCCCAGAAGTTGCTAACGCTTTAGCAGAAGAAGAGGATTATTACGATCTAGAATATATTTCCCCAGCGGCGAGAATTATCCGGTCGGAAGAATTAAGAGGAATTACGTCGACATGGCAGTTTGCCGCAGCGTTCTCACCCGTAAAACCCGAAATTATGATTGGGTTAGATGAACAAAAGACATTAGAATTGGTGAGAGATTTGACAGGAGCCCCGGATGAAATCCGGTTATCCGACGAAGACATCAAAAAAGAATTGAAAAACTATCGTGACGCGCAGGCGGAAGCGATGAAAAGACAAATGGCCCAACAAGACGCAGACGCAGCGGCGAAATCCGCAGCGGCAAACCAACAGAACGCCCAAGCCCAGGCAACGCAAACAAATGCTGGGATGGCCGGGATAATGTAATGCTTGATGCACAGATTAGTAAAGTAAAACGATTGGACGATTTGCGTCAACAGCAAGCCGAGAAGGCTGAGCAGTTGAAGCAAAAACATCTCGAAGAATACCGCAAAGTACGTACTGCGTTTCAAACGCTTTCCAAAGACCAAAACTTTATTTTGGTGATTCGCCATTTAGCAAAAATTTGTGGGTTCTGGAAAACTTCCGTCGTGTTAAATGAAACGACGAGAGAAGTTGCCACATATTCAACGCTCATTAACGAAGGCCGACGAGCGGTGTATTTAGATATTCGGCGAATGATGACCGACGAGATAAGACGCCAAACAGAAAGTAGAGGAGAAGAACATGATATTCAGAATGATCCACAATAATCGAGGAGAACTTGGGGTAGGTGCCGCCGGAGCAGGTGCCGCCGGAGCAGGTGCCGCCGGAGCAGGTGCCGCCGGAGCAGGTGCCGCGCCAGCGTTTTCTCCTGAGGGGTTAAATGCTTTACAAGGTGATGCATTTCGTGGGCTTTTCCCAGAAGAAATTAGAACGCAAGGGTACATGAAGGATGTAAACACCTTCGGTGATTTCATTAAGAAATTTGATGGGGCGCAGAAACTCATTGGAAAAAGCCCGTTCCCAGACGCTAACGCTACCGATGAGCAATGGATGGAATTTTTTAGTAAAGCTGGGCGGCCCGCGACCGCAGCGGAATATAAAATTGATAAAATCGAAGGGATTCCCGACGAATATTTAGAAAACGCAAAAGAGACGCAGTGGATGAAAGATTTATTACATGCGTCGGGGATTACTCAAGTACAAATGAAAAAGTTTATGCCGGGGTTCATCAAAGGGATTTATGCCGCAGAACAGGCAGAAAAAACGCAGGGAGAAACCGAGCATTCTAAATTGATGGATGAGATGTTCGGAAAGGATAAAGAGGAAATTCTAACGAACGGTAAAGCAAAATTAGCCGCGGTGTTACCGGAAAATCTAAAACCGTTTGTTGAAAAACTCGATTCTACAGGGTTAGGGCTCGTCTTAGCTTTTGCCGATCATTTATCAAAACAAACCGGAGAAGATAAGTTCCGCGGAGGCGGAGCGGGAGGAAGTGTGGCAGGTACAGATACCGCCGAGAGTATTAAATTAGCGATGATGAAAATCTATCAACAAAAAGAATTTAGCGACCCTTTTATTAATAAAGCAAAACATACAGAGTTAACCGCGCAAATGCAGGCACTCGAAGAAAAGCTACGGAAGATTTTACAGCCTAAAACATAAATTTTTAAAATTGTTGTTGCATTTTTTAAACATTATTGTAAGAATGAACATAGCTGACGACCTTATTAAAATAAGAGCCAGCGTTACTCAAGCGTGACACGTCCGTGAAAGTGAGACGGGGATCGTTAGCGTGAGAGCGGTAAAACTTATCGTTCCCATTCTACTTTACGGAGGTGTTTATGAGTTGGGATACAGTCCAGATTACGCAGTTCAATGCTCAGTTGGACGCGCAAGAGCAGCAAAGAAATTCTCGACTTGGCCCATTTGTCGGGAAAAAGACGATCGTCGGAGATGATTATGCTCACGACGGTTTGAATGAAGTTAGTACGTACCGGGCAAATGGCCGCAACCCGGATGTAAGCCCCACAGAAGCCGCATTTACTCGTCGGAAAATGTCTCGTGAACGCGTTGTCGTGTCTTTGCTTGTTGATGAAAGAGACGTGCGTGGGATGC